GGAAATGGATATGTCCCTCACCGATACGTAAGACTTTGGGCCGAGATCTAAAAGGTCTATAAAGAATAGACAGATTACGATCAAACCTAAAGAACTCACGCGCGATAGTAGAAGGAACGCGAAGACCGGAATCGTTATTCTCATGATATGGAACAAAACAAGTCTTGTTAGACTTGCTAAGGCCAGACATAAGATAGCTTATACCTCTACGAAGAGGTATACCAGTATAAGCGGACCAACTATTTAAGAGGTTAATGGCGACAAAGATATCCTGTTGAGACCGAAACTTCTTCAAAAAGATAGATCGGGCTGGCTGGCCGAAAAACCAGTCAGTTCCACAGGATTCTCTGAACGGACCTTCAAAAAAGGTCTTAGAGCTGTTAACGGAGAAACCGAGAATGCGAAGGAGGCGACAAACATTGTTGAACACTCGCGTGTCGACAACTAAGTCATCTCCAAAGCATGCCCAGTTCATACGTTGCTTATCGAGTATCGGGATTCCCGATACACGGTAAGCGGCTCTAATGAGACAACTAAATATAAATGTCTGCAGCGGGAATGTAAAACCATTACCCATCGTAGACATCATACTTAGAGGCACCTTAGATCCATCTTTCAAAGATGTGCAAGGAGAACGCAACTCTAGAAGGGTCTTAAAGAACCAACTAGGGAAGAATTCTTCACACATTTTAAGAGAGATTGAATCAGAAGCAGAGGATAGATCAATCGTAGCGAAAGATCCATCTAAGCTTCCAAGGTAAGCCAGTCGCCGATTTCTCGAAGGCTGATCCTCAAGATCTATACCATATAGATCCTTTAGACGGCTTTCAAGTAAAGCACCAAGCCCCAATTGACAGAACATGTTAATTGAAGGCTCGACGCAAATCATGCGACTCACGTCTCGCGTTTTTGGTACGAAACTACACCTACTGCTAGTTCTTATATCGTAGTCTCCATATTTCTTATAGCGTTGGACGTCCGCATCTTCGAAAGAGGGAAACCAGCGAATATAAGACTTGTACATATCGTACAAGTAGTGAGATGTCACAGTGAGCTTAGAGCTAAAGAGTTTAGCATAAAGGCTATTCCCATTAGCACCTAGAGCAGCACCTGGTCCTGTACGACCATATTTCAAGAAATCGAAATATGATTCAAACAGGAGATTACCATGTGGAGTAAGGAAGAGATCAATCTCACGGCGAAACTCGCCAATGAGTTGTTCTTCACAAGAACTCAACACAGTAAGATGCCAGTCCCTGCATGTTTTATTTGATGCAAGGAATTTCTGTAAAGCAGCCGAATCAGCGATGCTAGTATCTGAAGGTATCCATTTACGGATAATATCATATACTAACGAAGTTGATACGAACTGCCTATAAGAAACGTCTGGTGGTAACTTGCTAGGGCCTACTGGGCCCAAAGGCAAGAATACCGAGACATCATCACAAACTGCAGAATAAAGAGCATCAGGACTAAGGCCCATGAGGTTCTCCACTTCAGTTCCACTCCGATAGATTACTCTTACCGAGCAATCTACTCCTCATCTGATATCTGGAAGAAGCTCTTGTTTAAGGAGCAAAACCAGATAGAGCAGTAGCTAAAAATGACAGACCAAGCTTGACTGCATTAGGAATAGCAGGCAAGTTCTGG